GATTACAATGAGCAAAAAAAGAGGAATGTCCAAACAACAGCGGCTATATTACGAATATCAGAACAAGGACAGAGTAAAGCAAGAACTGATAGAATATGTGAAACAACAAAAAGAACATGAAAACATTAGACAATCACAATTTAGATATAGAGAATAGGAATTATAATGTTATTTGAAATACATGGTGAGCGTAGTGCTGGCGATAAAAAAATCTTCTACTATGACAATGAAACCAATATACTAAAAAGTGAAGATGGTATTTTATATGAATTTCCTGAAGGTACAATACACGACCAACAATTAACAGAATATAAATCTTTTGATAAGAATCGTCCATTAAAAAAATCCAAAGAAGTTCATCTTTTAAAAATTCAATTAGGTTTGAGTTGTAATTACTCATGCGATTATTGTTCACAGAAATTTGTTGAAAGAGCACCAGAAACATCTAAAAAAGATATCGATGCTTTTTTGGATATGATGGCAAATTTGGAATTCAATGAACAAAAAGGTTTGAAGATTGAAATGTGGGGCGGTGAACCACTTGTTTATTGGAAAACTTTAAAACCATTAACTGAAGCCATTGCTGAAAAATTTAAAAATTGGAATCGTTTACCACAATTCTCCATCATTACTAATGGTTCTATTCTCACCGATGAAATCTGTGATTGGTTGATGAAATATAATTTTTCAGTATCAATATCACATGATGGACCAGGTCAATCAGTTCGTGGTCCTGATCCGTTTGATGATCCAGAAAAGAAAAAAACTATTCTAGGTTTTTATCGTATGATGACCAGATTAAAAAAAGGTATTTCATTTAATCCAATGATGAATAGTAAAAACAAATCACGAAAAGAAATTTATGAATGGTTTGTTAATATGACTGGTGATAAAAATGTTAAATTGGGTGAAGGTGGTATTGTAGATGCGTATGACGAAGAAGGTATTACCAACTCATTACAAACATTAAAAGAACATTTTGAATATCGCAGAACGGCGTTCTCTGATATCTTTAGCACAGGTGGCCAAATTGGTTTTGTTGGTCAATTAGGTAAGATTGATGGATTCACACAAGCAGTATTAGCTCATTCTAATTCAAAATATCTAGGCCAAAAATGTGGCATGGATGAAGAACATGTATTGGCTGTGGATTTGAGAGGTAACGTAATGACCTGTCAGAATGTCAGTTCACTTGAAATCTCCAAAAATGGAGAATCACATTTGGGTGGCCACATGACTGATATGGACAATGTTGCAATTAAAACATCTACACATTGGTCAAATCGTAAAGAGTGTGGTGGTTGTCCAGTATTACACCTGTGTAAAGGTGCCTGTATGTTCTTAGATAAAAAGTTTTGGGACATTTCTTGTGCCAATTCATATTCAGATAATGTGGCACTATTTGCTGTGGCATTAGAACGAATGACTGGGTATATTCCTACACTCATCAAACAAGATGATTTACCATTGGAACGCCAAGATATCTTTGGTACAATTTTTGAACATAAAGAGAAAGTTGTAAGAAAAATGATTCCAATCAAGGTGGTTAGTGAAGTTATTGGTAAAATTGAAGGTGTTGATGTATATGGTAAATCTCATTTGGCTAATGATATAAATACTAAAACAACACTTAAAGAGTAAAAAATGACTATTACTTCAGGACCACAAATTGGAGTTTCTGATATAAACCAAGAAGTTTATGCAACTCCATCCTATTCATCGGATTTAAATTTTTTAAATAATTTGATTGTGTCTGGACAAAGGCCTTCTACGCCAGCTCTCAGCAATTTTTATTCAAAGGCATACTTTCAAAACAACAATCAAGGCAATTGCAACAACGGCAACCAAGGTAATTGTAACTGCAACTGTGGTAATATTCAATGCACAAATTGTTATAACTGTAACAATATAAATTGTACTAATTGTGATGGCCAATCTTGGTTACAATCAAACTGTAATTGTGCTTGTACATATAATTGTAATGTAAACGCTACATCATATAATTGTAACTGTGCTTGCAATTGTTCTAAAATTATTTGTGCCAAGTTGTATGAATTTGGTTTGATGAATAATAATATTTGGGCAGCTGACCAAGCATACGGACAATGGTTGCGTAAGAATGACCGTAAATTATATCGTGGTTATGTTCGTTGGGCTCGTATTGTTACTGCATGGATGGATGGTAAAGGTCCTGATTTTATGGTTTGGATTAAAGATCCAAAAGAACGTGCAATTAGACAGAAAGCAGCAATCACCGATATGGCGATTAAAATTGGTACACCATGGTCTGAACATATGGCATGGTTGATGGGTGAAATGAAGAATGACAATACTATGGGCAGAATTTTAATGAGAATTGGAACTCCAATCTCCAAGTTTGTTGATATGTTACCAAGACCTAAAGTTCGTAGAGAGGAAAGAAAACATAACCTAGCAACATTATATACAATGTGGGCACTATTCTATTTCAGTTACTATACTTCACTTATTATAGTAAATGTTTTGAATAAGATTTCTTCTTGGAAAAAAATATTTCTTTTTAAATTAAAAAAACAATCAAATGTTTAATGGTGTAGTTTTAAAGAAAGACGGAATTTTTAAAAATTCGGTTCAACAATCATTATGGGAATGTCCGGTTTGGCGTGAAAAGACTCCTTTCTCAGATGAATTCAATAAAGAATTATTGCAAGAACTTTATGATGTTGCTTATAATTTTGATGAAAAAACCAGCAAAAATTCTTTATTGGACTATGATTGTCCTCGTATGCAAGAAGTAGTAAAGTTTAAAACAAAAGTAATTAACGATGTAGTTAATCAATATATGGCCGAAGAACAAAGGTCTATATTTATTCCATCAGATGCTTGGGTGAATGTAAGTGGTGATAAAGAACGCATAGAACTTCACGCACATCCGGATACTTCTGTTACTTGCACCTATTACATACAAACTCCAGATGATGGTGGTGATTTTTATTATGTGGATAGTGGAAAAATTGGAGAACACAAAACACAAATTAAAAAAATATCTCCCCAAGATAGTGAAATAATTTTCTTCCCATCTTATGTTCTACATGGCGTAGAAACGAATAAAGGAAGATATAGAATAAGTTTAACAACAGACTTCAAATATCAACTTACTGAAGATAGTAAAGATAAATTGGTGTTAAAAAGCTATATAGATTCAATGAAAAGGATTAAAGACTTATGAGCGAAATTTTAGGAAAACAACCAGACAACTTCAACCCCGAAGAATACAACAAGTATGTCAAGTACTTTTTGGACAATGAAATTGGTGCCATTGTGTACAATCTCAATCAAGAGGAACTAAACAGTTTCTTTGAAATGTGTCACCGATATCCTACAGTTATAGCCAAGGTGTTCTTGATGCCAGGCGATGCCTTAATAAACTACATTGTATACGGACACGAATTCTATGAAGCTCTTAAAAATCCGCATGCGGGCATAGACTATACTCCAAGTGAAATTGTAAAACTATACAAAAATTGGGCAAAGGTGAGCAATATACCAGAGCCAACGGATATGGTTGCAAAAGAAGGTTTAGATACAACTCCTATGGTAGATTTTCAAAAAAATCTATGAATTTGTATTATACTAAACTAGACAGTATTAGTCCAAGTTTATATAACAACTTTGAAAATCTAGGTGAACAACATATCTGTGGTGGTGGATGGACCAAGTATTATAAAACTAATCTAAGCAGAAATATACTGTTACCTGATTATTTAAAAAATAATTTTCATCTATCCTATATGACATTCATTGGCGACAACGCACATCCACATGTAGATTTAGAAATAGGTTGCAGAATAAACATATACCTTAGTGAAAACAACTGTCCAACAAAGTTTTTTTCTGTTAAAGCAAAAGAGTTTGATAAACCAAAACCAATATCATGTGCTGATTGTACAGTAGAAAAGTTCTGCGCTGGTGAATGTCAATGTAGCTTTAAAATTGATAATCTAATTTTAGAAGATGAGTTTGTAGCTCACAAGCACGACATATACCTTTTGAATATTAGAAAAATACATAGTGTAGAAGGTCTTACCAAAACCAACTACAGAAAAGCATTGAGTTTTACTACAAATCTCCCCTATGAAACAGTATACGAATCTTTATTACAGTATGGTTCATTCTCCGTTTAAAAAACTTTCTATTGATGTTGACACTAATTTTAAAATTCTAGACAAACAAATAGAATTTGAACTAGATGTAACAGGCAATAAAATACAATACTTTAATGTGGATTCACAATCAGTAGATGCGTTTATAGCTTCTCTAGGTGAAAATAGTAAATATTTTTACAAGTCGTTTGTTGACGTAGCAACCAATGTTCCACCACATACAGATATTGTTGACAAAGTTAATATCAATTTCTATATAGAAACAGGCGATTACCAAACCACATTTTACACAAGTCGAGATGGTAGTGCCAAACTGACTTATGCGGACCACGGAGATGGTCATGTATACAACTTAGATGACTTGGAGCCTGTAGATTCTTTTATAGCTAACCCCGGAGATGTATATATTTTAAACGGCAAGATTATACACGGAGTCAACTCTGACAATCACTTGCCAAGAAAATTTATACAAGTATCTACCAATGTGTTGGAGTACAATCAAGTCTTGAACATCCTAACAACTGTATGTTAATCTTAATCTATACTATTGTGACCATTCATCTTGGGTGTGTGTTAGCTTCTCTTTATATGCACAGATATGCTATTCATAGACAATTTTACCTTAATCCAAAGGTTGAATATTCGATGAAAATATTGTATTGGCTGTTATTTGGTGTGGTATCTAAAGAATTCATTGTTCAACACAGAAAACATCACGAATATTCCGACACTTGGACTGACCCACACACTCCAAAGTTTGGTTTTTGGAAACTATTATTAATTTGTTTAATACCAAGTTTTTTTTGTCCTTATAAAATAACTGTTTCATCTCAAGACTATGAACGATATGGTGTTTATAATTACAATACTTTTGTTGATAGGTTCCCAAGATTGGGTGTTTTGGTATTTTTAATAATAAGCTTGCTTTTGTTTGGTTGGTATGGTATAGTAACATGGACGGTTCATTTATTCGTTGTTAATTTTTTAACTATAACAACAATAACAGTTTTTGGCCATTCTTTTGGATATAGAAATTTTAATCTTAATGATTATACTAAAAATATAGTTCCAATTGGTATAGTATGTGTTGGTGAAGAAATGCACAACAATCATCACATGAACAGTAAAAGGTGTAATTTTGCCGTAAATAAAAATGAATTTGATTTGGGATTCTACTATTTAAAAATTTTAAACAAATTTAAATTGGTTGAATTTAAAAATGGAGAAATTAAATAATGTTTTATGAAGAATTAGATTTTATTAATTTTAACCACAATAAATTAATAGATGATGTTAAAAAATATGTTTTCCCTTTGGGTCAGCAAGTGATTCAAGGTGAAGAATACGAAACACCAGCATATCATGGTTTTGGTGGTTGGTCATTATTATCTCGCACAGGTGATTGGAAAGATGGATGGGATTTCTTTCAAAATGATGAGGGTGAAGCAATGGAAGTTTATTTTCCAAAAAATGATAATAATTATAAATCATTAAAGTTTTTTAATATTGCCATGTCTACTGAACACCAAAATCCAACACAGGGTCATAAAGGTGAAATTGCCAAAGTATTAAACGAAATTCGTGATTTTGGTTTTTACCCTAGTCGAGCTCGTGTTACTTGTTTAAAAGCAGGAGCAAAATCATTAGTTCACCGTGATGCTGATGATAATGAATATATGGCACGCATACACATTCCATTAATTACAAATCCAAAATGTATCTTTAATTGTGATGGTCAATCTTTACATATGGAAGCAGGTAAAGTTTATATGGTGTGGGTAAATCTTTGGCATCAAATTCGTAATGATTCAGATCAAGATAGATATCATATAATTATGGATGCCTATGACACCAAAAAAATTACTAAGTATTTTAATTATAATGCTGACATCAATGAATTAATTAATTTTCATAAAGAAATTAGAAAGAAGATTGATGGTGCAATAATTACTCCTGAAGAATATGAAAAGTTTGAATCAGTCCGCCAAACCTTTGTTGCAAAGCCAAAACATGTTTAATTTTTGTCCACCAAAAGTCCTTGCTGATTTAAAATCTGAAACCTTTCCTGACGGTAAGCGTTACTATACACTAGAAGATGGTACCAAATTACCTTCTGTTACCACAGTCCTTGGTGCTCAGAAAAAAGAGGCCATTATGAAGTGGCGCAAAAGAGTTGGTGAAGAAGAAGCTAATCGTGTATCAAGAGTTGCAACAGGTCGTGGTACCAATGTACATACATTATGTGAACGATATCTAAACAATGATTCATTAGGTGATATTATGCCTGATGCCAAAGAAATGTTTATGTCGTTAAAACCATTACTGAATCGTATCAATAATATTCATTACCAAGAATGTGCCTTATGGTCCAAACAATTGGAAATGGCAGGTCGTGTAGATTGTATTGGTGAGTTTGATGGTGAGTTATCAGTAATTGATTTTAAAACATCCAAAAGAATCAAATCAAGTGCTGAGATTGAAGATTACTATTGGCAAACGGCAGCATACGCTTTGATGTATGAAGAAATGATTGGAACACCTATAAATAACCTAGTTATTATCATGGCTGTTGAAAATGAACAGCCATTAATATTTAAACAACAAACACAAGACCACATTCCAGGTTTGGTGAAAGCAATACAATATTATAAGGATCAGAAATGAAAAAGTCATTATTAATACTATTATCAGTATTATCTCTAAATGCCTTTGGTTGGACACAAAGACCAAATGCGGCACAAGCACAATGTATTCCTCAAGCGCCTTATGGATTCCCTTCAATAAATCCACCAACATATCCAATTTGCCGTGAAGCCTATTTTGTTGGATATGATGCCGGTGCCAAATTACCTCGTTATGTAACATATACTTTACAACCACAAAATGCTTTAGGTTGTTGGCCTCGCACCAATGCTTTTGTTAAAGATGAAACTACACCTAATGGTGCAAAGCCTGAAGATTATGCCGGTACAGGATATGATAAAGGTCACATGGCACCAGATGGAGATTTGTCATGGTCACAGCAAGTTGAATACGAATCTTTTTTAATGACAAACATGGCACCTCAAGCCGGATCTTTGAACCGTGGCATTTGGAAGTTACTAGAAACCAATGTTCGTGGTTGGGCTGTACAACGCAATCAGGCCTATACTATATACGTTGGTGGTTTATATGGCGTTACTGATAAGAAGATTGGTAATGGTGTAGTTGTACCACACGGTTATTATAAAATTGTAATTAATAATGTTACAAAAGAAGTTGCTGGTTGGGGATTCCCACACACAGAACCTTACCCCAATCTTGGTAATGATTTAACTAAATTCCGTGTAGGTATCGCAACGATTGAAGGTCAAGCAGGTGTCAAGTTTGCTTTCCCTAAAAACGCCAAGGAACTTGCACCTGGTCAAGAATGGCCAATAGATTATGGTGCCTTGACTAACGCCAAGCGTGCCAAATGTGGTAGTAATGCCAAAGATGATTGACATTTAGGTAAATTTATGTTATACTAGTTTCCTATTTCGTAAAATAGGTGGTGGGTCGGACTTAATTTGGATAAATAATATTACTAGGCAACACACACAACCGTCTAGTAACACACAAACACACACAGGAGTAATAATATGAGCATGACACCGTATGAAATTCGGTTAGAATTATTAAAGATGGCACAAAACCTAGTTTCTGATGAGTATTCTTATTTAAGAATTGCTAAATTAGAACAATGGCAAACACAGGTTGAAGCAGCAAAAATTGCTGGCCGTGAATCTCCTGATATCCCAGAGCTGCCACCATTTCCCACAGAAGCAGATATAGTTAAGAAAGCAGAATCACTTAATCTATTCGTTTCACAAACTCCTCCACAATCTGAAGTAAAAATAACAAAGAAAACGAATTCGTAATTGGAGAAATCGTGCGGCCGTTTGGCACGAACATCAAAAAGGAAGAAAGATGTTAAGTATTAAAAAAACTATAGCAGTTACATTGAGTCTGTTGGTTATTGCTTATGTTACACCAACATTATCTAATGAAGTTACTAAGAAAGAAGTTTCTGAAAGTTACAATAAGCAAGTAGAATGCCTTGCCAAAAATATCTACTATGAAGCTGGATCAGAATCTTATGAAGGTAAACTGGCGGTAGCACAGGTCACATTGAACCGTGTTAATTCTGGAAAGTTTCCATCTGATATCTGCTCTGTTGTCTACCAAAAGACAGTAGACCAAAATTTAAGAACCGTTTGCCAATTCTCATGGACTTGTATGGCTAAAGAATTGGTATCAAAGAACAAGTATACATGGGAAGAATCTGAAATGATTGCCAAACGTGCCTTGACAGAACCAGTCCTACATGATACAATAGCAGAATCAAATGCATTGTATTTCCATGCAGTTTATATAAAACCAGGTTGGAGTAAAACTAAGGTCGTTAAACAAATAGGAAACCATATATTTTATAGTAAGATTTAATATGCCAAGTCGTGATGAGATTAAAGAATTTAGTATGATGGTAGAAAAACTGGCGACAGATGAACATTTAACATTAATGGATGCCATCTGTCACCATTGCAAAGAAACTGGATTGGAAATTGAAGTGGCTGCTACAATGATATCTTCTGCTCTTAAAGCAAAGATTCGTGAAGAAGCACAAGAATTAAATTTATTGAAAAAGAGTTCAAAACTGCCAATATGACCGAGAATACAGGCTTTGCGGCCTTCTCATTATATAATGCTTTAAAGTTACATTTTACTTCCAATAGTTATGATTTCTTTAAATATAATGGTAAGACCAATGTATCCCAACAATCTTTTCTGAAACGAAAAGACAAATACACTTTCTACAAACTTTCCCGTAAATATTCTATAGAAGAATTAAAACAATTTTATGTTGCCAATTTTTTGGATGGTGACAAGTGGGTTGGTGACATGAACACCGCCAACGGAGAAGAAGTGTATACCAAGTGGCAAAAAACACAACAAAGCTTGACTTATACCTTTGAAAATGATATAATGGTTTTGTTAGATGAATGTGGTACGCCTGACGATATGTTGAATGTAAAAGATGGTAATTATCCACTTTTGTTAAAGAAAACTCAACAGAATACTATACATTTAGAAACATTGTGTATACTAAATGATATTATGAATTTTATTCCAATGTGGGATAAAAAAATTAATGATGATATTATCTGGCCAGATTTTAAATTAAAATGTTTAAAATATACCCCGTTCATACATTATGATAAAGAAAAGTTATTACATATATTAAAGAAAAGAATTAAAGAATATGCAGAAGCCAAAAATTAGTATGATATATTTGGACATGGATGGAGTTATTGCTGATTTCAATGCTAGGTATAAAGAACTATACAAGATTTATCCAAGTGAAGCTGATACCTATAAAGTGTTTGATAGCTTCTTTACACAGTTTATTGCTGACGAACAGTTTGCCAAATTAGATTTAATGTCTGATGCAGTAGAACTGATTGAATATCTAAAGACTTTATCTATACCAACCGAAATTCTATCTTCAACATCATCCGAAAAGCGTGATGCTGAGATTAGAAAACAGAAATTGGAATGGTTAGATAAACATAACATTACATTTCCTGTAAATTTAGTACCAGGTAAAAGATTTAAAAAAGATTATTCCAATTCAAATGTACTATTGATTGATGATACATCCGTTAACATTGACCAATGGCGTAAAGAAGGTGGTATCGGTATACTCCATACCGATACTGCCACCACATTGGCAATATTGCATCAATACATTTGACAATGGATAAATACTATGATATAGTAGTTGATTATGAGCAGTAATTTGATAGCAGTTATATTCCGTTAATACACCGTTTATACGAAAGGTAGCACAATATGAGTTTCGCAAATCTAAAACGCCAATCTGGCAATCTCGATAAATTATCTAAAGCAATCGAGGCACTCTCCCAAACATCCGAAGGTGGTTCAGAGAAATCTGATAATTTCTGGCGTCCAGAA